GAACTGTATCGGCAGAATTTAAAACGATATCCCCACTTCCTGTTGAAGTAACAGTGAAACTTCCTGTGCCGGTGTTAACCGCAACAGCAGTTGCGCCGCTTACATTACCTAAGGTGATTGTTCTAGCCGCTGCCCCTGTACCGATATTAACCGCGGCCGTATCTGCATCAGTGGCTAAATTAAGGTCTGTTCCGGCTGTATTAATTGTAGCACTAGCATCGCCAGTAAAAAGCCCGGTAGCTTCTAATGTAGTAAAGACACCAGCAGCAGGCGTTGTTCCACCGCTTGGAGGAGGAGAAGCAAAAATAGTTGTGATATTAGCAGGAGTTAAAACAGTATTAGCACCCAAGGGAGTTGTATAAGGTGAAACAACATCGGCATTAGTTGCTAGAAACGAGATACCTTTTGTGACAGTAGAAGCATCTGGAGCCCCTGCAATAGCTAAGTTGTCCGCATAAAGTTTAGTAGCTACAGGCTCGCTATTATCCGTAAGAATAACAGTTCCATATACCGTTGTGGTGGCTGGTTCTACTCCACCTGTGTCCCAATTTCCAGCTCCTGAAGTTTCATAAATGATGGGAGGATTTACACTATTATCTTGCCATCGTGTCCCAGGATTGTAAATATCTTGTGTTGTGGGTGCCCGTTGAGCATACCCGATATATTGAGGATAAACAAAAGCGTCTACACCTGTTGCAAAAGGCGTTCCCTGGGATGTGTTCCCTAAAGAGGCTGTCATAAACGATCTCCTTGTTAAAAGATTTATTTACACAAAAAAATCTATTTACACAAGGAGATTCAAATATATTTTAGAGGTTATTTTGTATTATTATTTTCTTTAATAGAACACAATTGTCCGTGAAAATCTCGTATATCTTGGCGAATACCCTATAAGGCCCCTTCTAATTTCGAATCAGTATGAAAATAAAGAGGAATCGTCGACGCTAATATTGTCATCAAGACGATAATCATTTCAATAAGTGGTTGCCATTGCATTTTTGATTCTTGTTTATTTTCCATTTTTATTCCGCCTTTTTCTCTTTTATATTTTGATTAAATAAGCAATGGCCTTGAGTGGCTAAACTCCCCTCAATGCGACATAAACGACGGTCGATATCGGTAACTTTTTCATCCAAACTTTTTATTTCTGAACGAACAGACTTGAAATTAGCATCTATAGTGGATTGCATTGTTTCAAATTTAGAATTCATGTGAACCCACACGATCCCCAATAAAACAAATCCTCCACCAACCATAAACATTAAAATATGAATATCGTTCATTTAAATCTCCTCTTAATTTTTTTAAGTTGCTATAAAATCGATAATCTTATATGCTTGCATAAAAAAAATCAAGAAAGGATTAAAGATGCATAAAAATCACCATATAGTTTTACATATAGTTTTAGGTATTTTAATACTTACATATCATATTCAACACAAATTTAATATTGAACAAAATATTAAAATGTCAAAACATGCTAGGGAATGGGAATACAAGTATGAAAAATTAAAAAACGATATTAGCTCAAACGCTGGTAAGGGTAATTTTGTGTTTTCAGAAGGGTATACAAACTAGCTCCAATCGATGGAACTTTTCCTTTCCACCATGCTCCCCATTTGTTTTTGCCATTTGTTCTAGCTGGAACGGCTCCCTTTTGGAATAGATCAAATATCTGTTTTGGAACGCCTTCGTATCCATATATCGGGCCATTTCTATTTGGATATTTACCTAAAAATCGGACTAATAATTTTCCTGTTTTGTCATCATAAGCAAACCCTTCAACATTGCTCGAAGGCATCGCTTGCGTAAGAGATTCTTGGGGAACATTGGGAGGAAGTCCATCTGCTGGACTATCTTCCAATTCACCCAATCTTTCAGAAACAGCATTTAGAAGATCAGCTAAAGCCAACATAGTCTCTTCATCAAGCTCATCTATCATCTGGCTTGCTAAATCGATTACCGCGGCTAAAGCTCTTCTTAATTCATTCATGATATTAATTGCTGTGATAAGGCGTGCATAGCTTTCAAAAGCTGATCTTTAGCTTGAGGATTAGCTTGGCCTTGTTGTGGTTGTTGTGATTCCATGTTTTGTTGGGCCATATTTCCTTTTCCAAAAACAGACTCCACAATGCTTGACCAATCAGTTTTATGATCTTTTTCCATTTTATCGATAATTTTCTGATCTTTTTTGTCTAAAAACTTTCTTGCTTTTGCCGCTGCTTGAATAGGGGAAGCACCATTTTTGATTAAATCTGAAATGTATTGATATAAATGGGGAGCATACTGTTGAATTATATTACGATCTTCTTTTGCAGATTGTTGGCCTTCATTAACTTTTTCTCCCATGAAATTTTTAACTTCATCAAATGTTTTCCCCGATTCCATAGCTCCTTCAATAAATTTTCCCAAGCGAGAATCTACTTTATTCAATCCTTTTATGGCTAAATCTTGAGGGATGTATGAACTCAAAAGAGGAGCAATACGCCCTAAAATACTAGCGCCGCTTGTTATTCCCCCAGCGATTGCAGCGCCTTGTTTTAAAAGACTACCTGGTTTTGTTGATTGTTTTTTTAGTTCTTGAGACGCTTCTTGATATGGTTGTAAATTCATTCTAACCCCAATAGTTTAAATAATCCTGACATCGAAAATAACCAAAAATCGTTCATCGTAGGAATTAAATTTCTAGGTTTATCCAATTCCCTTGCTTGTCTTTCGCTTAAATCCAATTCTTTTCTATTTTTATCTACATATCTTATAAATTCAGAAGGATCATACCCTTTTGCGGCTAATTCTTCTGCTATAGCTAAGGGACTAGCTTCTTTTCCCATTTCTTTGGCTATTTTGGGCGCAATTTGTAGTGTTTCATAAGAAGGGTCTTCCGTTCGAGTTTCATGGATTTTAGGAAGATTTGAAATTTCACTATTTAATTTCTTTGAATTAGATGGAGAATAAGCTAAATAATAGGCTTTAGCGGGAGATAAACCATTTTTAGCTATGAGAGTATCGGCAAAATTTTCTAGATCGTTTCTTTCTTGAAATTTTTTTTGTATAGAATTAATTTCTCTTAAATTTTCATTAGGTTTATTAGCCAATATTTTCCAATTCCCTAAAGTATCGAGGGCTTTATAATCTCTTGAAACAGAGTCAATTTCTTTTCCATATTTATCTGCCGCCTGTTTTTCGGTTAATTTTCCATTTGCAACATCTTGGATTGCTTTGTCTCTAATTTTATTAAAAACGTCCCCGGGTACCTGGGCATTAAGTGATTGAACACGGTTTTGAAATTCATTTTCTATTCTCGTTTGAACATCTTGCTCGCCTTGACGTTGAGCTTTGAGAGCCGTATTTTGTGCCTGTAATGATTGATCTTCGGCCTGCGCAGCTGCAATCGCTTTATGAGGATCACCTTGATAAAGCTGAGGATTTTGTTGAGCCAATTCTCCTGCCCTATCTAAAATTTGATCGTAAGATTTAGGAATATAAGGTTGAATTGTTGCTTCAATTGGTGTCTTAGTTGTCACAGAAGGTGTTTGTGGTTCAGTAGAAGCTGCTGAAGGTTTTCTTTGAAGTTCTGCATATGGATTTGACTGAGGAGTATCAGGCAGTCTCGGAGCATTTGAACGATTAATTAAAGCTTGATTCTGACCTTCTTGTTGAAGTAATTGAGAACCGCTTTGAATAGCTTGAGGAGTAATTCCAGGGATTCCCGATAATTTTGCGAATCGTTGAAATGGAGTTAAATTTGCGGCATTTTTTGACAAGTCTTCTAACCCTCTTTGAAGCCGGCTTCTCTCAATTTCCTTAGGTATTTGCTCGCCAAGTCCTTGGCCTATGCCTGATCCAATCCTTCCGAAAATATTTGCGTTTTTTATATATTGTGCCATGATTATTACCTCATCCCACTATTAAAATTAGGCAATTGAAAACCACTTTGAGACTTCGGGCTTGCTGGAGTATTTTTCCAATCCGGAATAGTATTTTGTCCTACTTTATTACCACCAAAAGCATTGCCCAGCCAATTTCCAGCCACATTCCCAAGAGCTGCACCTGCTGGCCCTGCAAAAGATCCTAGAGCCGTACCAACTGCAGGGGCTACTTGTGAAAGAAAACCTTGAGAGCCGGGTTGGGTTACCATATTTTGACTATAGGGTTGCAACCCTATTTGGCCGATATTAGATAATCCTTGAGCCCCAGATTGACGCAGATTAGCCCTGATTGCTCCTAGTCTTTCAGCTAAATCAGTTGCGCCTTGAAGTTGAGCATTCCTAAAACCTGAACTAGATAATCCCCCCGATCCCATTCCCGCAAATTGTTCTGAGATACCAGGAACGATATCTTGATTAAATCTTCTAAGTTCAGGGGCAGCAAAAGCCTGCATATCTTCAGGATTATCACTCAAAAGATTACGGTAATAGTCTGCTGCTGTTCCAAATGCCCCCCCCGCTCCAGGTTGTATTCCTGCTTTTACCGCCTGCTCATATAGAGGTTCCTGTTCTGGTCTAAGCGTAGAAACATTTTCCCTTTTCTCTGGGGTTCCAGTAAGAAAATTGCTAGCTGCCTTATTCCATTTTTTGGGGGCTAATCCAAGCCAACCTAAATTCCATCCTGCCATATTAAAGCTCCTGTATGTATTCGATGAACACATTTGCTCGCGTGTATGTTCCATCCGAAGTAATTAAAATATTGTTTCCAACTATTCTTATTGTATCAGAATTAGAGAAAATTGTTGAAGTTAGGGTTGACGGCTGTGTTGCTGCACACCATAAATCTATTAAAGTAAAATTATTGTTATTTGCAATCAGATGAGGAATCGTATTTGCTCCCGGGGATAAACCTGTTAGTATAGGTACAACAATTCGTAATATTGATCTAAACCCTTGCGAAGACCCTCCTTCTGTTACAAGATTAACTCCTGGATAAAAAGATTTTCCCGATAATAACTCTTGATCTAAATAAAAACCTATTTCTCTTACATTTGTGGCTTCAGCCAACTTTTTTAATTGTTCAACAATAAAAGGACGCGCTTCTTCCCAATTTTTAGGGACAGCATCATAAGGAGGCACATAACTTTCTAGATTTTGGCTGTCAATTCCAAGTGTCATATTATTTATTTTCCTATGGCTATCCAATATAAAAAATTTGCTGAACTGGTACTTGCTTTCCAAGAAAATTTCGTTTTGTCAAACGTTTTTGTTGAATCTATCCAAAAACTATCAGTACTACTCGCATTTCTTGAAAAATTGAACCAAACACCAAATAAATTAGAGGCAAAAGCAATATTGCTAGTTGCGAATGTAACTGTGCCGCTAGATGAAGGATTATTAACAATTCCCCATTGAAGAATTAATCCCCCAGGGATAAAGGTGTATCCATTTTGATTGGGGGCGGGCACAAAATTTCTTGTTAATTGTATTAAAAGATCTCCACCTGTTTTAAAAAACAATTCTGTATCTGTATTGTATCCATCATTAACAGAAGTATCGAATAATTGTCCTATTCCTACTACTTGCGCAGGAGCCGCTTGGGGAACCAATCTGACCGCTTTATGATAACCATTATTCAATGCTTGAGAAAAAGGAATATGGTCTTGACCGAATGAAGTATCTAACTGTTGAAAATTGTTTTGGATGTTTTGATAATCCAGATTAAAAGGAACGGTTCCTGTAGGTATTCCCGGCTGATATATTGTCATAATCTTAATCCTTATATTTTAAATTAAATACTTGTCATCCTTCCGGCCTTTCTAATCCATAATATTTGAGCATCTATTTGAACCGGTAACTGTTGTTGAATTGAGGCCATTTGAGCGTTTGAAAATGTATATTGTAACGTTAAGAAATTAGCTCTAGTGGCACAATAAACTCTTTGCCAAAACTTACTTCCTTCTGCTGCTACAGAAAAAGAATTATATGTCGTTGGGATAATAGAATTGAAAAATGTGTCTGCTTTTGCTGGACTAATTCCATCTATTTCATTTTTAGGAAGAATATTTGAAGGGTTTATGTCGTCATAATCTAAATAAACATTTAGAGAAATCTCGCCTGGCGTATCATTTCCGGTCGCTTCCATTAAAATATCTAAATATCCTAATTGAATGTTTTGGCCTTCATCCATAAAATTAAATTTCTTGCTTTGTACAGAAAAGTTTTCCCTTATATTTATTAAACCTCCGCCTATATAAGTTCCCAAAGGCGTTGCGGTTACATTTACATCGAATTGATTGCTGGTTGAATCAAAAGAAAATATATCAAAGGTATTAGGCCCTGTAACTACAATCTGAAAAATACCTCCATTCAAACTTGAAAATGGAGTAAGGGCCGGTATTCCACTTATTCCAATTACAAAATCACTTTGCATGTTATGATTTGGAGATGTAACTGTGACTGTAGTTCCTTGAGTAAGGGAAGAAATATAAAGGCTTACATCATTAGTGTTTAACACATCCAGAGTTTCAATAAATCCTTGTTGATTTCCTCCCACTATAGAAGGAAATTCTTGAGGTTGGTCTGTCCACGTGAAAAAACATTCAATCCAAGGTTTAGGAGTATTTAACCAAGTTCTAAAATTTTGTGTTTGATAATTACCAAGTGTAGTTAATGAATCATTAAATAAAGCCCATGAATCATTTTCATAATTATAAACTAATCTAATGTTTGGAAAAATCCAATTGGAACTATCTATATTACCAGCATAAGCAGAAACATAAGGAATTGTCCAATATGCAAGCCGATTAGGAAAGTCTCTTATTCCTTGAACACGCGCTACTCCATTATTAAGAGAATTGAATTTAAAAACAAAATCGGGTATTTTAATGTCTATCCTTTCAGACTTATAGCTGTCACATTCCACTATTCCTTTATCTCCAATACCCACAAGAGAAGTATCAAACTGAACTGCTGAAAAAGTACTTTCTGCCCCTAATTCACTATTAACTTTTTCTATTTGAAAAGGAGAAATCGCACGGCCTGTATACCGCAATTGCCATGTTGAGCGTTCACAATAAATAACTAGGTTGTCTCTAACAAAACCCACAGAAACAATATCTTCACTAGTCGGTATATCAAGAAACCCTCCTTGTCCTCTAATATCATCCCTCCAAGAACCTGCTGCGGGAGGGCCAGCCGTATAAGCAATAAATGGGTTACCAATTGTCGACCATCTAATGCGATTAGGAAAGTTTTGAGCACTTGCTTTTGTAGCGCCTTCCCACGTGTTGAATGTAACCATCCTTCCCCGATATGGAAGATTAGCTAAATAATTAAAAAGAAATGTAGTTGCATCTATTTGATTCCATGTTGAGGAATCAAAATCAACCCATGTTGTTCCGTCTGTAATTCTTGGCGGAT